GGAAGAGACTTGCTAAATCTGTTAAAACCCACTATACATTAAGGAGAAAACTATGAGTGTATCAATTAAAAAAAGTAAAAAAGAAGGAACTGGTCCCGTTGGATCAAATGTTATACCTACTTTACCTAAAGAATTTGTTAAAGAGTTAGCTCAATACATGGCCAGACCAAATCCAGTCGGTGGTGCAAAAAAACCTAGAAAATTTACACAAAGATCTAAAGGCATTTCACAACCAAAACTTGAAGAAGAGCAATCATTAATTGAAAGAAAAGTACCTAAAGGTGAAAAACCAAATATGCTTGATGTAGCTGGTGGTGCAAAAACTTTAAATGTAAAAAAGGGTGGCTTAATAAAAAAGAAAAAACCTAAAAAGTCTGGTAGACTCGCAAAACGTGGTTATGGAGCTGCTAGAAAATAATGGGTAAATATAAAGATATAGACTTAACTAATAAGCAGAAAAAATTAGTTGCAGGAGATTATGCTAATCTTCAATCAAATAAAAGTAAAGGGAACGTTATAAGTACAATTCGAACAATCGATATGGGTAAAATACTTGGTGCTTTTCCTTTTGTTAGTGGTTCAACTAGAACTAAAAATAATGCTAAAGGTGGCATGATGAAAAAGAAAAAGTTTCCTGATTTGAGTGGTGATGGTAAAGTCACTAAAAAGGATATTTTAATGGCTAGAGGAGTTATTAAAAAGAAAAAATCCAAAAAGAAGGCAAAAAAATGAAATTTAAAAATGCAAAAATGACTACTGTCGCTGCAAAAAACCCTTTTCCTAATATGAAAGTGGGTTCTGATGCTGCAATGACTTTCCCTGCTTTTGTGGTAAAAAACAACAAAGGTTCAGGACCAAAAGGTCAAACGAGCAACATGCAAATTAAAAAAGTAGCATTTAAAGGCGTAAAATAGTATAATCCTCAACTTAACAAGGAGGTAGTATGAATCTACTGAAAGATCTATGGGATCATTTGAAAGAATGGTCGGATTGGAAAATGAAGGATTGGATCAAGGCGGCTATTGTAGCTATCGTGGTCATCTGGGTAATTAGTTGGATGACAGGCGGAGCAGCATAGTGCTTAATCTTCTCGGTGGCTTACTTGGTGGCGGAAAAGGTGGAGCCTTAGAAACTATTTCAAAAGTTGTCGATGAACTTCATACGAGTGAGGAAGAAAAACTAGATAAAAAAATTCTAATGCAACGCTTACAACAAAAGCTTGCAGAAAAACAATTAGATGTTAATGCAAAGGAAGCCAGCCATCGCAGCGTATTCGTTGCTGGCTGGCGACCAGCTATAGGATGGTGCGGAGCCCTAGCTTTATTTTTCGCGTTCATCTTATCTCCCTGTATTGAATGGTATGCAAAATTCTCAGGTATAGATATTGTACCACCTGCTATAGAAACTGGGCCTCTTCTAGCAATTGTCACTTCAATGCTCGGCGTATCTGGTCTTCGCACTTTTGAGAAGGCACGAGGATTAACTAAGTAATGAGTTGGAATTTTAATGAAATGTTAGACAAGTGTTGGATGACAGCACTTCAACATGAACCAGAGGCAAAACTCTATCAAGGGTTTGCTACAAAAGAAATGAAATTTGTAAATTCTGTTTTTAGAGGAAAAAATAATACTACTCTTTTAGTAGAGTGTAATGACGAAGGAGAATCACATTTACATGATGTTGACAGTCCTTATATGGATGATTGTGTTATTCACCCACCTATAAAAATGTCACAAGAAGAGTCACTAAAAATATTAACAGAACATTTGGTAAATCCAGAGTGGTCAAATGTTGTTCTACGTAAACCTCTTGGACCAGAACCAATTAATACTTCTTATATTTATACATGTGTTACTGGTTATTGGGCCGTGGATACAGAAACAGGAGCCGTTACTAAATTTTCATGACATACGACGAATTAGCAGGTTCCGTAAAACTATCCGAAGGCTTCAGAGATCACGTGTACATAGACACGGAAGGATTTCGCACAATAGGGTGGGGTCATAAAGTAGTACATGAAGATAAGTTTGAAGATGGTAAAACATACACAAAAGAAGAATTACAAGAAGTATTTGATAAAGATTTAAATAAAGCAATTGGTCAAGCAAGAATGTTGATGGAAGAACATGGTGTAACCGATTTGCCTATTTTAGCGCAGCATACTATCACCGAAATGGTGTTTCAACTTGGGAAGTCAGGTGTTTCCAAGTTCCGTAAGATGTGGTCAAACCTGCAAAACCGAAATTTTGAAGGCGCGAGTTTAGAAATGTTAGACTCGAAATGGAATCGTCAAACTCCAAATCGCTGTAAAAAATTATCGGATCAAATGAAATCATGCGCATAGAAAATTTTTTTACTTATTACAAAAATCAACTAAAAGATAGACAAGACACTATAAGACAGGCTATATGTAGTGGTGTAAAAGATTGGGACGAATATCGGTATTTGACTGGTAAACTTCGCGGTCTTGAAGAAACTGAACAGGAACTCACGGACCTGCTGAAGAAAACGGAGCTAGACGATGACGACTAAACCTAAATTAATAGTCCCAAAACATGTTTGGGATGGTGCAGAAAAACAAAAAGAAAAAAAAGAACTAGAAAAAGTTCCTCAACCAGTCGGTTGGAGAATAGTTTTATTTCCTTTGAAATTAAAAGGTAAGACAAAAGGTGGTGTTATTCTTACTGATGAAACAGTAGAAGAATCACAAATAACAACAAATATATGTAAAGTATTAAAGACTGGTTCTTTATGCTACAAAGATAAAGAGAGATATCCTGATGGTCCTTGGTGTAAAGAGGGTGATTGGGTTATAATAACTCGCTATGCAGGATCTCGAGTAAAGATTGATGGTGGTGAGTTGCGTATTATTAACGAAGATGAGATTCTGGCAGTCGTTGATGATCCGAGAGATATTTTGCCAGCTAACATAATGTAACATGGAGGATTCTATGCAAGTACAATCACAAAATGACAAAATGATCCCGATAGATACCTCTGGTGATCCTGTCGAAGTGGAATTGAAAGAGGAAGAAAAGAAAGTAAATCCTGAAGCAGAAGTTCAAGTTGAAGAAGTTCAACAGGAAGCTGAAACAAAAAAGGAAGAGCTTGAAGATTATTCGCAGTCAGTAAAACGTCGTATTGATAAACTAACACGTAAAATGCGTGAAGCAGAAAGACGTGAGCAGGCAGCAATTGACTATGCTAAAAAAGTACAAGAACAGCAAAAAGTCTTACAAGCTCAAGTTAAACAAAGAGATACACAATGGATAGATGAGACATCAAAAAAATTAGATGCTCAAGAGGAGTTTGCAAAGAGAGCATTGCAAGCAGCTATTCAAGAAAACGATACGGAAAAACAAGTTGAGGCTCAACAAGCTATTTCAAGAATGGCAGTGGAAAGGCAAAATCTAGCAACACAAAAAGTGCAAATGGAAAATTCTTCACAGGAAGAGTCAAGACTTCCTGAATTTACACAACAACCTGAAGTTAAACCACCGAGTGAGAAAGCCAGACAATGGGCTCAAGATAATACTTGGTTTAATAGTGATAGAGCTATGACCTTTACGGCAATGGAAATTCATAAGGATTTAGTACAAGAAGGATTTGACGTAGAGAGTGATGAATACTATAATGAAATAAACCAACGTGTAAAAAACGAGTTTCCTCACAAGTTTGAGGAGGTTAAACCGAGGCAAAAAGTTGCCTCAGCTGTACGAACAACGTCCACAGGACGCCGCACTGTGAAACTCACACCCTCACAGGTAGCTATTGCAAAAAAACTTGGTGTGCCACTTGAAGAGTACGCAAAACACGTGAAGGAGAATTAATATGAGTACTGAAAAAATAAACAAAACCTCACGCAAATTAGAAACCCGTGAAAAGGATGCTCGAAAGAGGGGATGGGTTCCTCCTTCGAACTTAGAAGCACCTGAACCACCAGAAGGTTTTCACCACAGGTGGGTAAGAGCTGAATATCGTGGCATGGCTGATGAAAAAAATATCATTGGTAGACTACGAAGTGGATATGAATTTGTACAAGCAG